ATTAGCCTATGCTTAGGATTAGGATTTTTTGCAGGAATATTTGCATCTTTGGCTATATTCAGCTGGCTGTGTGCATTCACATACCATGCATTTATTTGTGATTAATCTTCTATTAATTCGAGATCATTGTGCATTGCTTTAAAGAATTCATCCACACTTCCAAAATCTTTGGAAACTGCATCCTCTAATTTAGAGAAATCAGAAGCCATTGATTTAAAAGAACCGTTTGCAGCATTTTTTATAATATCTTTGTAAGCTGTTCTTGCAGCTGGACGTGTTAACAAATAGCCTCTAATACGATCACCTATTGCTTTTGCTCCTATAAGCAATCCTGCTTTTTGTGGCATTTTATGAAGCAAATAACCAGCTAGTGGTCCCCATTCAGCAATATCTCCTACGTGCCTTGATGATTTGGCTAATTGATTAGTTGCTTTTACGGCTTTATCTCCATAATTTGCAATGTCTCTGATTTCATTTAATGCTTGATCACCAAGTTCTCTTCGAACTATTAAGCCTTGTTTTGAATTAAGAAGTGATTGCAGCTTCTTAGGATTGTAATCACCATTTATGAATGATTTGGATATCAATGATTCAACACGATCTAATTTAGATTTTTCTGCATACAAAGAATCAGCAGCTTTCATTGCTTGTCTAATTTCAGTTCCTGATTCAGCCTCCACGGTGTTTCTGATTGAATTATTCAAAAATGCGTATGCACTTCTGACAGAATCTTCCCTACCTGAAAATTCTGATCTTTTGTAAATCTGTGAAACATTAGAATTATATTTCTTAATCTGTTCAACCATTTTTTCGGTTGATTCTTCTTTTGGTACCCTGGAAGATGATTGCTGAATGGGTTGTCCATTTGGACCTACGATTTGTTTTCCAGCTTGCTTGGGAACTTCATTTGTTAAAGCATTTTTTTCTGATTCCAATATGCCAATGGCCGCTTTATCTGCATCACTTGGAGAAGGTGCTAGACTTTTTATGCGTGCAATTTCAGCATCAATGTCTTTAACAATATTCTTTGTAGATACTTTTTTTGGAATTGCTTTTGCCAGTTGGCTAACTTCATCATAGGCAGCTTCTGTCAATACTTCTAAGTCTGCACCCTGATTTTTTAAGTTTTTAACATTAAGTCTTCCAGCAATAATATTATCAATAGCTTCCTGGGAAGACATTCCAATTTCTTTTTGCAAAGCCAGCTTTCTTTTATCACTGATTTTTGGTTTTACAAGTTGCGATGATTCTTTTGTTAGATATTCCGGAAAAGGTAAACCATGTTTAGCGGCAGTTTTTTCTAATGCAGCAATCTCAGGTGTTAGGACGCGAGCTTCTTTTGTTAAAGCAGTCGCACCACCTGCGGTTATATCGCCAATAAATTCTGAAGCGGTTTCATTTACACCAGCTGCTTTTAATGCTTGTGTTGTTCCAGATCCAACAGCCGCACCTTTAGCAGCTTTTTTAAGGCCTTCTTTTGTCAAACCTTTCCCTTTTAATAGGCTAAGTAGAGTAAAGAATTTTTTTATTGTTTTTCCGGTGTTTGATTTAGCTTCTAAACTGATTCCTGTTTTATCTTCAAACGCCTTTTCCAGAAAATCTTGAGTTGGAACATATTCAGATTGGTTGGATACTGCACGGATGTATTCATCTCTATCAAAAGGTTTGCCTGCCTTTTTAAATGCGGATTCTAATTCATCAATATCAGAAAGACCTTCTCCAACCATTCCCATTTTTAATATATCTAATGGCCATGTAAATGCAGCAGCTGTACCTAATACAGGTTGAATGATTAAATCTTTTGCTAAATCACCCCATGTAGCTTTTTCTTCTTCTCCTGAATCAGAGTATTCTTTTAAATCGATTATTCCATCATTTTCTTCTTCTAGCTTTTCAGTTTGTGGATCATATTCTTGTTGTTCTGGAAAATAAGAATCGAGATCAATAACACCTTCATCTTCTAAGTTTTGATTATCTGATTCAATCTGATTAGACATTGGTTGCATTAGTATACCATCCATCCTTTATCTTCATATTTTTGAATGAGATCTTTTTTAACAGCCTTCCATTCGCCTTTATCGGTTTGCATAAGTACAGCGCCTCTAAATTTGTCTGGATTTTTTGACATCTTTTCCAATTGTGAAGTGGCATCAACAACATTATCAATTTTATTCAATAAAACAGATTGTTTGGCAGCCACTCTTTCATCTACTGTTCTTGAAATATCTAAGTAATTTGCTTTGCGTCCATAATGTTTTAAGCCTTCATCCAATTCATTTGCATGAACAGCCTCAAGATCATTAACCAATTCCATCTGTTTAAGAATTAATCTACGTCCTTGTTCACTGTTTAAAAGACTTGGCAACTGTTGCATGAATGAAGAAACGTCAAAGTTTGTGACTCTAGCTCCAAAAAAGTCTTTAGCTCCTTTTAAAAATTGCTTTAAATTTTTAACATAAAGTTCTGTTTCAGGATTAATTTTTTCAGCCAACTGTGCAATAGGTCTGATATCTCCAGTTTCAGGATCAATAACAACCATTTTACCTAGACCAGATGGAAGTTTTTTTGACTCATTTGTTTTAGTCATGCTCTTTATTAGAATGCCATTATCTCTGTAGGATTTTTTCTTTTTCTCTACTTCCTTTAATTCTTTAATATTTGTTTTTTCATTGTTGTTTTCCCATTTGATTTTCTCAGAAGGAATCATGTTTTCAGGAGGTTTTAAGTCATTCCAAGGAATTTCTTTTTCTATTTGTTCTGGTTCTGCTTGTTGTAAATCACTCTCTATATTTGCATCGACAGCATTTAAATTCTGTGTATTCTCTTGTTTGGGCTGTCCTCTTAATCCCCTAGCTTTTTCCATTCTGTGATTTCTTTCCAATGATTGTTTAACTCCTGGAGGAGAATTAACATAAATATCAGCTTCAACTTCTGGATAACCATCATTTATAAGAAATTGTTTTTCTTCTTGCTTGTCTTGTTGAGATTGTAGTCCTTTTTTCAATCCAGAATTTATAGATTTTTGTCTTTCTGAAATTGCTTTTTGCCCTTCATTAAATGTTTTGATTGCTTCTATCTTTTTTGAAGGCGATATCTTTGGACTCTTTTGGATGTTACTGTAGAAGTTTTGTAAAGAATTTTCATCATTTTGATTATCCTGATGCTCTTGCACAAGACGTGCAATTTCATCCCCTTCGCTTTTTTCTTTATAGTGGGCACTTAGCCTGGAAAACAAATTCTCTACAGCTGTTGGTTCGGGCTTGTTTGGAGTTGTGTCAACTACTTGTAACTGTGGCATATCTTATCCAATGTTTAAATATTTTTTAACGGCATCAACATGTTCAGGCTTGATGGAATTTATGATTTTATCAATGTCAAAACCACCGCCATCTGAATTCTTGTCATATGCAAATGTCTGTCTGTTTTGATAATTGTTTAAGTCTTCACGCTTCGCATTTCTAGCCTGTTTCTGTTCCCCATACAAATATTGTGAACGCTGAGCATTTAGATTTTCTTGTATGTCTCTAGCTGATCTGGCTAATGCATCTCCCGCATATGAACTGTTCATCAGACCATTGTTTCTAAACTGTCCTGTAATTTGTGGCGCCAGCTTCTCTTGATAATTTCTATAGGCTGGATTAGCTATTGTTTGGTCAAACACTGAATTGGCTTGTTCAGGATCATAGTTATACAAATCTGCAAAATCACCTTCACCATGCAAACCTGCATATTGTTCGTCATGGATGTTCTGTTGGTTTTTATCAAATGTGGACCGCTTTTTCTTTTTCTTTTTACCGAATAAGCCTCCAACAAAACCTGTAAGTCCTCCAATGGCTCCGCCTACTGGACCGCCTAAGGTAAAACCCGTGGTTGCTCCTTGAACGCCTCCGGTTACTCCTCCACCCCAATCTGCTTTAGGCATAAATGCTCCCTATGTTATCTGCGTCCAAACAACAGTTTGTGGATCTGTACGAGACGTCATTATCCAGGCTGTGTCTGTATCTGTTCTTATTGTTATATCCCCGATGGAAAAAAATGTGTTTCTTTGTGAGACAGCCGCTGGGTCAGCACCTGAAACAACGTCTTTTTTTATCAATATATTAATTGAATTTGCAATGTCTGTATACATTTCATCCAATTGTCTGGCCAGTTGTGGCATTTGTGCGCCCACTTCATTCCCAAAATTCTTTTTAAGGGGTAAATTACTCATACAAGCCTTCCGGTTGACATGAAGCCAGGCATGATGGCGTGCACCTGAATTTTGGCCCCTGCCTGATTGTTTTTCATTTTGAACTGAACGAACTTAGCAGTTTGGTTAATCCAAATCTTCATCCATTTTTTTGATCCTACTGTGTTTGATGGATCTGAACAATCAATCAGATATTTAAATGCTGTCTGTGTTGGATATTCTCTGTCATTTGTTATAACTTCCACTTCCAGGCTGGCCGGAACTTCTACACCGTCTGAATCGGTTAACAATGTATCAGCAGTGCTGACGTAAAAATACATCCAACCACATCGAACTTTTTTATCAGAGTCTATGTATGGATTTAGTTTTTTAGATGTGCATTCAAATTGAATTGTTTTTGATGCAATTCCCCCAGATGTATAGGCGTCAAAGTCTAATGTTTTTATGGCCACAACAAAAGTTGTATAAGGCGTTGATGTGGAAACAATAGCCGCTTGTTTGCCATTAAGCTGTGTCATACCTTCAACATCTGTGAAGAATATATAATCTCCAATTGAATAGTTATTCCAGTCTGTTGTTATTTCAAGAAAATCGCCATCTATGATGGTTATATCTCTAATCATTTGTGGATTGTCTTCTGATTCATCATCATTTAACTTCCAAACTTCACCTTTATGGCCACCACCGATTGCAATTGGTTCTCCCTTGGAAAAGGGAAATGCATTCCAATTACTAAACTGTGCACCAAGTGATTCCCAATCTGGAAAGCCATTTTCTGCTGTTAAGTCTGACCATAATAATGTTTTTGTTGTTTGAAAGTTTCCCATGCATGATAGAGGTATTTTGTATATTGCATAGTTATCCTCTTCGAAGTTGATGGTCAAAATTCTGTCTGATTCTCCACCTGTTAATAGTGAAGGTTTAACCTCTCCTTGGGATGGATAAATCAAATAAACATCTCTATCTTCATCCAAAAACCCCGAAAAACAACGCAGAAAATTGTTCCCATCAATGTTGTTAAATGAAAAATCAGGGATATTGTTGTCCATTCTGTCCACCTGATAGCCATCACTCATGATTAAGCCTCTTGGGCTAGCTGCCATTGTGCGGTTCAGATATGAAATGACAGAAAATGCCGCAGAAGAACCACGACTTCCATCAATTTTTTCCAAGATAAATGGTGTAACATCATTTCCAGTATATTTTAACATCCATGTTGCGGCTTCTGTAAAAAACAACATGTCATCTCTGTTAAATGCTGCACCAAAAAAGTGTGTATTGTCTGGGATGTCAATGAAACCTGCGCCTGGTGCTACATTATCAAAGTTATCACAATTTACTCCTGTACCAGAAATACGAATGCGTCTTGGATAAAACACACCATTTTCAATCGTTTGAAATAAAACAAGCCTATCTCTGGCATTAAACAACTGTCTAGCATTAAGCGTTCCAATGGTAAATGTAGGCGCATAATCAGCAACAGTAGATCCATCATACACTTGAATAACATCACCAATTACACCATTTGCAAACAATAGTCTTGGTGCACTGCTTGCATCTTCATAATTAACCCATGACCAAAAATCTGTTGCACCACCTGAATATGTTCCGGCTGCCAAATCATCTAATCTGTTTGTTAGACGATTAAATCTGTTAACATATCTGGTGTCTGCCACAATCAATTCACGAACATTGTTTGTTGGATAAAAATTCATAACTCCCATGACAGGTAAGCCTGGATGATAATTATATGTCACTGTTATAGGAGTGGCTATTGGAACAACTGCATTAAATGTAATAGACATGTCGCCTGTTGTATAATCAACAGTCCCTGTACCTCCGGCTGGTGTTGTGACAAAAACGCCTAGGCCATTGTCTGTTGCTGACTGTGCACCAGCTGTTATTGTAATGCCTCCACGGGTTAATGGAATGTTTGTAGCTGTGTATGTGTATGGTCCAGCTGTACCATCTCCCACTCCGTATGCTTCTGCTGTAATATTGTGAACCATCCGGCTTTCTGTATAAGCATTGCCTAGACCTGTTGCAAATCCGGAATAACCATCTCTTTTTGTTGTCACACCCCTGTAAACAAAACCATCAAACAAATCTGTAAATGCATCATTTGGCAATAGCCATGGCTGTAGCTCTGCGTCAAGACCAGTTGCAAAATTTGATATGAGATATGGTTGATAATTCATGATATGCTAAACACCGTTACATTTCCCATGAAGACATCATTTGATCCACCGGCGTTATTAAAAAATTGCACCTGTACAGACGTAGTTTTAACAGGAGTTCCATAAGTTGCATTACCGGCCACACAGCCTGTTAGACCAACATTTGTATTATCCCTCATGCCTGTAACTTGAACAATGTAATTATTGTCTGGCATCGGCCTATCAAAAGTAATGGTATATTTTCCTGTTGAATCTTGCGTGACTCCACTCACATTATATGCTGTTCCACGTATGACAGCGCCTGCAACTCCATTAAAGTTTACTGCGGCTCTGATTGGCATTGTGGGAGTTACTTGATATTCTGTTCCTTGATCATCCATATAAAAAGCATGCACACGTGGTGTTGCCAATGCAGATGTTTTTGCATACAATCTGCCAAGAGAAGCTTCTATGCCACTGGGCTCAGGATTAGGTATTTGCATGTGAATCAGATTGTGGTATCCATCATTTGCTGCAATTGACAAGTTAAATTGATGATCTGCTCCAACAATTTTCTGCAATCTGGTAAAATTTTCACGTGACTGTGCCGGAAAAATTGAAGGTGAGTCACTGTTTAACGGAATAAGTGGATTATAAGCCATATTGTCTCCTTAAAAGTCAGGTGCTGTTCTTTGAGATTGCAGTTGGTTCCATGTGCGTGCCATTACTTGACCACGGTATCTGCGGTAAACTGAAAATACTTCGTTATATTTATCCATTTCACCGTAATCGCTTAATATGTCCAAAGCAGCACCATATGCCAAGTATCTGGTTAAATAAGCCTGCGGAACATTAGAAAGAATTGAACCAGCATTAGTCGAAGTACCACCAGAAAAAGAATAGTCAATCTTATATGCAGAAATGCGTATGTCATATGCCTGATCAGGTGGGCCTCTAAATGTTAATTCTTGGTTGTAATATAAAACATATGTTGGCATCTGAGGCGTGAATATGTTGTTCCATGGCCATCTGTAATAAAACTCACCTGGATCTTCATACCAAAACAACTTAAATGTGTTCGGATTTAAAGAAACATCTGCATATGAAACATATGCAAGTGGGCCTATGGTACTGAATCCAAGATCATCAAGATTAACAGGCAAAGGATCTGCAGTTGTTTCATCAATGGTAAAGTTCCACCAGGTGTGATTTTCAAATATTCTGCACTCTGTTGGATGTTCTTGTTGAAGAAATGCATTCAAATAATCAGTCATGATTTCTTCTGTAAAAGAAGGGTCATTTTCATCGACCCTTCCTGTTACATTGCGCATGATTTGAATGACTGCACCCTTGGTGGATGGTAATACTGGTCCTGTAGTGGCCATTATGCAAACTCCAGCACATTGCAGGAAAATCTGGAGCGCTCTCCCACTTGTTTGGTTTCTGAATGGACTGCATTCCCATGTTCTGTTTTAACCTCGGCAAATATGGGAACAGCTAAATTGTTAAGAAATTTAACAACTGGAATTGGCAAATCATATGTTCCACCGGCTTTCAGCTGGCCTTTCCAGTCAATTTCTTTGTTGCGAACACGTACTTTTAATACGTTTTCAGGCTGATCAAAGCGTTGAAATTTGATCTTTACTTTTTTATGGAATGATTCATCAGGCACTTTGATGTGCATTTTATTTCTTTCATGCACACAGAATCTATTGTGTTTACGCACCTGTGAATTGTAAATTTCAAAGTCTTCAACAGTTTTGAATTCAAAAGTATCAAAATCAAACACTTCATGTTTTTCTTTATTTGGATTTTCTGCACCTTTTAATAGGGCAGACTCCATGATTTCTGCATCTTTTTCTTTCTGTGATTTTCTCATTGTTTTTCCATGTTGTATGGGGGCCGAAGCCCCCATGTTTTATTATTAACCAGCAGCATCGCCTAGGTTGAAGTAAGCGTTATATTTGCTAGCTACAAAGTAAATGACATCATTGTCATTACCCATAACAGCTGAACCAAGAGTCAGAATATAAGACACGGGCGCATCTACAATACCAAGATCAGGTCCAATTTTTGTTACTTGTCCAGAAGATGAATAAGCACCAACAACAGCAATTGGAAGACCAAAAGTGTCATACAAACCAAATGTTGTTGAAGATAAAACATCCACAACATAGGTGTTGTTATTGATTTCTTGGGCCATTGTTCCAATTACTTTTGTAATGACTACTCTATCTCCATCTGCAAGACCATGTGGAGTTGTTGTTGTAACAACACCGGGTGTTGCTGTTGAAATTCCAGAAATCACCAAATGTTCATTAACAAATCCGCCTGTTGTATTAGCAATCGTAACACCGTTTGTGGCTTCTAATGTTGATGTCAATGTGGTTGTTCCACGTGCTGTAATTAATGCATCACCAGCTGGGAAATCTCTAAACCAGACACCTGACAAATTGTTGTCATTAGTACCAAATTTAGTGTAATTCCACCACTCAAGCTTATCTGCTTGCCATGGTAATGTTAATGAGTAAGCACTTCCAGCAGACTGAATGTAGCCTGCGTAAGTGTTAGTTACCTGTCCGTACTCTCTCGTTCCGGAATAGATATTTGCTGAATTTCCAATTGGAGCTGTTGCCATATGTTATCCTTTGGTTGATCTTAGGTTAATGCACCAGGAATCGTCCAAGATTACAGACCCTAGACGGCCTTTCCAACCCATTGTTTGTCTTTGGTTAAGTGGATCCTGACCTGCTCCAAGAGGCTTAATTATCATTTCCATAGACTGATCATCGATCATGATGCGTCCATAGGCATTAGCAGCAAAAAGCATGTTGGAATAAACAGCAGGAGCAACTGAAACGTCTTTATAGCCTTCTGATGTCATGACAAGTCTAACTTCATCACATGCACCAAGTTCTGCTTCAAGAACAGATTGCTGACGTGGATAGTCTGCTGTTGGATTGAAATTAGCCAGATTTTTAAAGTCTGTTCTAAGATCAGTTGAAATAATCATCCAATACGCAGCCCATACTGGAGCTGTTCCAAAGGCGTTTGTACCTTCTTGGTTTGGTGATAATTTCTTACCATTATTTTCTGTAACATAGTCAACAGCTAATTCTAAGTCAGTTGTTGTGACTTCTGTAATAGCATTTCCATTAACACCGTTTAGGCAGTCAATTTGTGCTGATGTAGCCACAAGCATGTTTCTGACGATCTTATCATAAGTAGATGCCATGTTTTGTGCTAACATGTCTGCGACTTCATTTGCTGTTTGGTCCTGTACGGTAATAATCACGTCGTCAGATAGCTCTACGACCTTTCCGTACTGACTTACAACTGCTGTGATATCAAACTTAGTTACTTGTTCTGCGTTTGGTGTTACGCCTTCTGTAAGAGGTGTAAGCGCATCTGCAAGGTTGTCAAACCTACGGAAGATAGCAGTTTTGCTATTCTTCTGTGGTATTCTTCTCTCTTGGGCGAAATAGCCATAAACATAATAAGGCTGATGACGGTCCAACAGAATGTTGTCGAAGAACAAATTGACTTCTGGGTCAACTTGTACTGTCGTGGTTGTTCCTGTAGCCATTCTAGACTCCTAGTCAAAAAATGTTTTGACAAGAATGGCAAAATTTTTTTATGCCTCCCCACTTAGAATCTTCTGTCTGTACTCACGAAACTCCTTTTTCCCTTGAATGCTTTTGAGATATTCAGTACCGCTAGGTTGGGCTGATTTGCCAATTGCAACAGGCGAACCAGGCTTATTAGCATTCTGAACTATTCGTTGAGCATCAACAGCTTTTGATCGAGGCTTTTCCTCAACCAAATGCATATAATCCTCAACAATTTCATTAGCACGGGCTAAACGGTTTGTGGCATTATCCAGGGTAGATGCAAGCCAGGGCTTCTTGTCCAAAATCGGTTTTAAATACATATTTAGCTTTTGAACTACCCCAGGATTCATGTCTTGATAAACCTGCTCAAGAATTTCACGCTTTGTTAAGGCTTTTTCTTGTTGAAATGAGCCTTTTGTAAGCAATGCTTCTGGATCTTCTTCAACAGATGATTCTTCTCGCCTAGACATCAAATCTTCATAAACCTTATTACGGCTCTCAAGTTCTTGACGTTTTCTGCGTTCTGCTTGTAAAGCAGCTAATGGAACCATCTTTTGTTCTTCATGACTTTCTTCCTGGTCGACTTGATGCGACTCGGAGACAGTCACTTCTGTGTCTTTTTGTTCTTCTTCTGACATAAAACTCCCGTTTTTCTACCATTACTTCGGTAGCAAGATTGTTGAACCCTTTTTCCCGCCGGTTACGCGGATGGATTTTCCCAAACTGGGAAAGCTTAGAAGATCACCTGGATGCATTACCCAAAGCAATGTCTTCACGCCTCGTCTATTATCCACTTCATAGACAAAGCTATCTTTGATTACTCCAGGCTTTTCTTCACAAGCCTGAAGGAATGGCCTGGCAATATCTTTGCCTTTGGCTTTTTCCATACGAACCTTACCAAGAATCCAGTACTTATCCTTCTGCTTATTAGCATTTAAGATCTTTTCCAACTCATTGTTGAAGTGAGAAGTCATGCCTTCTCTTGCATCAATGTGTTGTTGTAGCTGGACTTTTGGTGGAATTAGCATGGCTGTCCTCTGAGATTTTCTTTCTTCTCTTGCTCATTTTTATGAGCCATAGCCTTCATGCGATCAGCATTGCCATAGCCTGGACCAATAGATGATCCCTTCTTTGGAACACTCATTGGATTGCTTTTGGTGCTGTAATCACCAAATGCTTTAGATCCAGCAGAGCCTGTTGGAGGATGATAACCTGGGTTATTTTGTCCACCATAGGTCTCCATTCTGGGCATCATCTGCTTAGATGTGGATGTACCTTTTGACATATTTTATCCTATTGGTTTGTGAAGCTTTTAGCTCGTTGCATGTCTTTCTGCAACTCACGTTCAGCTTCTTCTTTTTCTTGCTGCCGTAAATCAGCAGCGAGCTGGAGAACCTCGATCATCCGCTTCTGTGGAATGTCATTTATTTGAGCAATAGTCTTTGCGTTATCAAGGAATGCTTTTGCGTGGTTCTGTACCACTTCAGATTCGCGTTCTTTGGCCAATCCGATGTCAGCCAGTACCCTAGCACGTCTCTCTTCTGCAAGTGCGTTAGATTGATTAACAGAGGCCATATCCAACGCTTTCTTCATTTGAGCGACTTCTTGTTCTACTTGTGCAGCAGCTTGTTGTTGTTCTTGTTGTTCTGCCAGAATTTCATGTAGTTTGGTGTTTCCTTGGAGAGGCGCCACTTCAAGTATTTTATCCCATGGAATTGGAGCGCCTAATGCAACTAGCTGCAATAATTGATGATAATAAGCTTCACGCTGTGTGGCTGTTTTAACTGCTTGCTTGATGGCACAGTCATATTCTTCAAATTGACCTGAAAAGAATTGTTCTGTGGGCTCTTCGCCTATGATGCGGGCAATCTTGCCTGGGCTATAGTTTTTTTGGATGCACTCTATAACCAGCTTGCCTAGGTATTTTTTTGTTTGTTCGAGATTGTCAAATATTCCTCTGTTGCCTTTGAGGCCGTTTGAGGCTCTAACTTCTGCCAACTTCCCTGACACTTGTGAATCACCAGTAGAAGAAAGACCAAGCAGCTCGTCAGAAGCACCGGGAATTTCCATGATATTTTTATCGATAATATCTTGATAAGCCAAGTAACCAGGAGGTATGTTAGGCGCTGAAATTTCTCGTACATCTGCATTAACATCATAACCCTCGTTTACAACAATTTGTTTTCCTTGTCCGGCTTGCATAAGCATGGCTGGATCCAGAACAGCCCCATTTTTAGTTATCCACCCTGAATTAATGATGGATTCCATTATATCAATAATTTGAGAATGGCGTCTGTTATATTGACGCTGCGCGTCAACGATAGAACGCACAATGCCTTGAATCTTAAGCTCATATGTATCAATAAGAGGCTCAAAATAAAGCAATACCGGGACAAACGGAAAGTTATCCAATCCGGTGGGATCTGGCCCGGTATACATCAGTTGCCCAGATACGATGATGTTCAATTCTACAGTACGCTTGTGGGAAGTGATTAACTGTAGGTTTTGATTTTGTTGCGCCAATTCACGAAGTTGTTTCTCTTCTTCTTTTGTGCCATTCCATTCTTCGGTTATGCCGGTCTCAAGATCAACAAGATATTTCTGTTCGACGGATATTCTTTTCCAGTATTGATCAT